AGGACTCACAAAATGGCAACCCGAATCAAAAAGCAAACCCTGGTCAGCGTACCCCAAACCAAAGATGACTGCGCCCAGTCCATCCGCATCATGGGCGACCTGACGCGCGAGTTTGAACGCCTGCGCGCCAACATGAACGACGCCATTGCCGCCATCACGCATGAGCACCAGCCCGTGCTATCGGCCCTGAGCGTGCGTGTCGAGGGTCTGCAGACTGGCGTGCAGGCCTGGTGCGAGGCGCACCGTGTCGACCTGTGCGGTGCTAATGACAAACTGGGCAAGACCGCCAACCTGGTGACCGGTGAGGTGAGCTGGCGCCAGCGCCCACCCAGCGTTCGCATTGTGGGTGCCGACACGGTGACAGAGACGCTCCTGCGCATGGGGTTGGGGCGTTTTGTGCGCGTCAAGCACGAGATCAACAAGGAAGCCGTGCTCAACGAGCCCGACGCGGTGCGCGGCATTGCCGGCATCAGCATCAGCAGCGGTGCAGAAGATTTCATCGTGACGCCGTTTGAGGCACCGGCTGAGGTGGCTTGAATGAGCCGACCATGCAAATTGCAGATCAACAGCACCGGGGCTTGGCGCGATGTGCTCAGGTTCGACATCGATCTGATAGATCATGAAGCCATGCAAATTGCGGCAGCGAACCTGGTATTGCTGGCGGATCCGGATAGCCGTACAACATTGCGAATTGTCATCGCAGACGCATTGCAGACTGTGCTGGTTCATTGGGATGCTAAGAAAGGTTGGGTTTGCAAATGACCCACCCCGCCGTGAAGCTGAGCACCCATTGTGGAGAAGTGCCATGCCCATAAAGCCCGAAAACCGTTCCCGCTACCCCAGACAGTGGGGCGCGATTCGCGCGGCTATTCTTGTGCGTGCCGACAACTGCTGCGAATGGCCGGGTTGTGGCGTGAGCAATCGAAGTGTTGGCATCTGGAAGGCTGGTGTCTTTTTCAAATTGGCCGACAGTCGGCTGCATTTGGATGCACGTACCGCGATACAGATGGAGGTGGCGGGTGATCGGCTGACAGAAATTGTGCTCACTGTCGCCCACCTGGACCACACGCCGGAGCATTGTGACCAGGACAACCTGCGTGCCTGGTGCCAGCGGCACCACTTGGCCTATGACCAGGAGCACCACGTCACGACGGCCTACATGACACGCCGTGAGCGTGCGTGCACGATGGAGCTGCCGATATGAACCCCACCATCCCCAAGAACCACCTGGCCGCGATCCACATCGCCTTCAAGGCTTTGGGTCTGTCCAAGGAAGACGCATGCGCCCTTAAGCTCACGCTGGTGGGGGTGGACAGCGCCAAAGACATGACGCCGCAGCAGCGCAGGCGCTTGCTGGCACACCTGGCTGGCTTGCAGGCCGGGCGTGCCGTGCAGCGCGGCGAGAAGCCCGCCTATGTGCCCAAACGCCCGGCGCTGCACCACGCGGCGGCCGACGTCCAGGATGAGCGTTGGCACAAGGCGCGCATGCTGTGGCGCGTGCTGGCCGATGCCGGCCATGTGCGCCTGGGCACCGATGCCGCGCTGATGGCCTATGTGAAGCGCCAGACCGATGTGGAGCACTGGCGCTTTTTGAACAGTTACCAGATCAACCAGGTGATTGAGTCGCTCAAGCGCTGGTGCGCGCGCAAGAACGTGGCGCTGCGCCCGCTGGCTCCGGCGCAAGGTGGCAACGGTGATTGACCTGGCCGTGCTCACCAGCGCCGAGCGGCCCGACCTGAGCGAGCTCACGGCGCCGGAGCTGGCGCCGCTGGAGCGCCTGTTTGACCCGCTGACCCCCGACACTTGGCGCGATCTGGCGCGCAGCCAGTATGTGACGCTGCGCACCCTGTCTGGTAGGCACCATGCAGACGCCGAGCTGGCCGCACTGGCGCTGGAGCTGACCAAGGGCATTGCCGCCGACATGGGCGGCACGCAGCCGTATATTCAGGCTGGCAGCCAGTTGCTGGCCAGTGCCCGTGCACGCAAGGTGATTGAGCTGCGCAACCAGGGCAAGGGCTATCGCGAGGTGGCGCACCTTTGCGGCAAAATCACCGAGGCCCGCGTGCGCCAGATTGAGACCGCCTGGGTGCGCGAGCAGCGCGCCTTGCGCCAGGGCCAGCTCGACCTGGTGTGAGTGCCTCGCGCGGGCGCGATCCGCTACCTTCACAAAATTTAAGCGCTTCATTTAGCCGCTAGCGCCTGGCACCCCGACAGTACGGGGCATGCCACAAGCCAAACCCCTTAGCGCCACTGCCAGTCTGCAAATTTTCAAGCCCGGCCGGCACACGGCCATGAGCGGGCAGGCACTGATGTTTTCTGAAGCCGACCTGCTGGCCACGGTGGGCGCCTATGACCCAGCCAAGCACGAAGCACCGCTGGTGGTGGGCCATCCGAGCCACGACCTGCCGGCCTATGGCTGGGTGCAGTCGCTCCAATTCAGCGAGGGCGGCATTGACGCCACGCCCGCGCAGGTGAACACCGACTTTGCCGACATGGTGGCGGCAGGTGCGTTCAAAAAGATCAGCGCATCGTTTTACAGCCCGGACGCACCGCAAAACCCGGTGCCTGGTGTTTTTTACTTGCGCCACGTCGGCTTTCTGGGCGCCCAGCCACCCGCCGTAAAAGGCCTGCGCAACCCGAGCTTTGCCGACGGCGAACAGGGCGTGCTGACCTTCAGCGAATGGGACGACGTGGACAACGCCTCACTGTGGCGCAATTTGCGTGAGTGGTTCATTGCCAAGTTTGGCCAGGCCGAAGCCGACACGGTGATACCCAGCTCCACGGTAAAGAACCTGGAGCAAGGCGCACAAGACGAGGTGCGCGAGGCGGCGACCGAAGCCGCTGCTGCCAGCACCGACCCTGCATTTAGTGAAACCCAACCGAAGGAGAACCGCGTGACCCCTGAACAAAAAGCCGCCCTTGAGGCAGAAAACGAGCGCCTGCGCACCGAGCTGGCCAGCAACCGCGCAGCGCAGACGCATGCCGCCAATGTGGCCTTTTGCGAGGGCCTGGCCGGTGTGATGCCGGCTTGGCGCGCGCTGGCGGTAGCAACCCTTGACCACTTTGCCGCACAGCCTGCGGTGGTGGAGTTTGGCGAGGGCGATGCCAAGGCACCCCTGACAGATCAACTCAAAGCCTTTTTGCAGTCTTTGCCTGCAGTTGTGCAGTTTAGTGAGACCGCCACCAGTCAGAGCGCCGCTGGCGGCACCGATGCGGACACGGTGAGCTTTGCCGCGCCGCAGGGCTACACGGTGGACGAAGCCACGCTGGCCATCCACAACAAGGCGCAGGCGCACCAAAAGGCCAAGGGCGGCACTTATGCCGACGCGGTCAAGGCGGTGGCCTGAGCGCCACCCGGTAACGACGTTTTTAGTTTTTTTGAAGGACCCCTCTCATGAGCCAACAAGCTATCTCCCTCCTGACACTGGCCTGCGTTTTGTCGGGCACGGTGTCGGCCAACCGCTTTGTGACGCCGGCCGGCGCCCTGACCGGGGCCGATGCCAACACGCTGGGCGTTGCCCGCACGGCCGGCGTTAGCGCCGACAAGGTGCCAGTCGACATCCTGGGCACGGCCGTCGTTGAGGCCGGTGCCGCGGTGGCCGCCGGAGCCACGATCAAGAGCGACGCCACCGGGCGCGCCATTACCTGGGTGACCAGCGGTGCCAAGGTGGCGCTGGCACTGGAAGCGGCCACGGCAGCGGGCCAGTTCATCGAGGTGCTGCTGATTCCGAACGTGGCCTAACTTTCTTAATCAGTTGGGGACAGAGCTAAAGGTCTGCCCCGCAAACACTTTTACTTTCTCCTGGAGCAACCAACCATGCCTCAACTCTCAGTCTCTCAAGCCCGGGTGATCGACCCGATCCTCAGTACCATCGCCCAGGGTTACGCCAACGCCGACCTGGTGGGCAATGCGCTGTTTCCGTACGTTCCGGTGGGGCAACGCGGCGGCAAGATCATTACCTTTAACAAGGAAGATTTCGCCCTGTACAACACCGGTCGCGTGCCGGGTGCCAACACACGCCGGGTGCAGTACGGCTACAGCGGTTCCAGCTACGCGCTGGAAAGCCATAGCCTGGAAGGCGTGGTGCCGGTAGAGCTGCGCCAGGAGGCCAACGCCGTGCCAGGCATTGACCTGGGCCAGAACGCTGTGATGCGCACGCAAAACATCATCAGCCTGCGCCTGGAAAGCGCCCAGGCCACGCTGGCCACTACCGCCGCCAACTATGGCGCGGGCAACAAGACGACGCTGGCCGGCACCAGCCAGTGGAGTGACTTGACCAGTGGCGTGAGCGACCCGATCAACGATATCGAAGTGGCCAAGGAGGCGATTCGCAAAGCGGTGGGCAAACGGCCCAACACCGTTGTTGTGGGCGCCGCCGTGATGGCCAAGCTGCGCATGCACCCGAAGATTGTGGACCGCATGAAGTACACCGGGCGCGACGTGGCCACGGTGGAGATTCTGGCCAGCTTGCTGGGCGTCAAACAGGTGCTGGTGGGCGATGCGGTGTACACCGACGCCGCTGGCACCATGACCGATGTGTGGGGCAAGTTTGTGGTGGTGGCGTATACCGAGCTGGGCAACCTGGCCGCCATGGGTGCGCCAACCTTTGGCTACACCTACCGTCTGGCCGGTTACCCGATTGCCGAGACGCCTTACCTGGACCGCAACGCCAAGAGCTGGGCCTACCCGGTGACCGATGAAGTGGCGCCGGTGATTGCCGGTGCCACGGCGGGCTACCTGATCAGCGCGGCGGTGGCCTGATCATGGCCACGACTAAAAAGAAGGCCGATGCTGCGGCCCCGATGCCCACCCTGCAGGTGCGGGCCATTGACCCGATCCGGGCCGACGGCGTGGACTACGCACCAGGCGAGCTGTTTGACATTGACGAGGCATCTGCAGCTGCCCTGGTGGCGGGCGGCTGGGCTGAGCTGGTGCCTGCGGCCGAAGCGACCTGATCACCCAGCGCCATGACCTACGCC